AAGTTAAAGCAGAAACTTTTCCTGAATATGTAGCTTGCAGACTTAAAGGTTGTGAGAAGATAAATGGACAACAGGTATGTATTTATCATGGTGCAAATAATACTGTAGACCAAGTATGGATAGATTATGGACAGTATGTGCCAAATGAAATACAATGTAAGTACGACCCTAAACAAGAAAAACCTGCAAGTATTCAAGAAACATTTGAAAAAATTAGAGAGTCACAAAAATAATGAGAAAGCCACAGAAGAGCCTAGTAAACTGGACTAACCAAGATTGGCGCACTAAGAGTGGCAAACCTTCAGCGAAGACGGGTGAGAGATATTTACCAGCAAAAGCAATAAAGTCCTTGACAAGTGCGGAGTACTCTGCTACAACTAAGGCTAAGAGACAGGGAACTAAAGCAGGTAAGCAGCATGTAGCGCAGCCTAAAAAGATTGCTAAGAAGACTGCACAATTTCGGAGGGGTTAATGTTAAACCTATTGATAGGCCCAATTACACAACTAGCAGGGACTTGGTTAGATGGAAAAGTTGAAAAGACTAAAGCAGAAACTAATGCAAAGGTGGCAAAGGCTAAAGCCGAAGCTACAATCATGGAAAAGAAAGCTACGGGCGAACTTGACTGGGATTTGGAGATGGCTAAAGGAAGTCAGTCTTCGTGGAAAGATGAGTGGCTTACCGTTTTGTTCTCTATTCCTCTCGTTATGGCGTTTATTCCGGGGATGGAAGAAGTAGTTGCAAACGGATTTGAACAACTCAACGCAATGCCTGAGTGGTATCAGTATAGCCTTGGTGTTATTGTTGCTGCCAGCTTTGGTGTACGCAGTGCTACTAGGTTGTTTGGTAAAGGGAAGTCCTAGCGCAGATGTGGAGTATGCACGACATAACAACAGAAGAACAAGCGAGGAATAATCGTGAAAGTAGCAATGGAAAGAATACTAGCGTGGAAGATACTACCTCGCTTGATGATGATTATGATGTCAATATCCGCTTGGCGGGTAGTGGAGTGGTTTATGACATTACCAGACCCAACCAACGCACAAGCAGGTCTAGTGAGTGTAGTCACGGGGGCTATGACAGGTGCATTTGCGGTATGGATGGGACATGAAAAATGAAATATAACAGACACGACTTTATAAAAAAATTAATTACGCATGAAGGTTTACGCCTTGAAGTATATAAAGACTCACTAGGAATTGATACTATTGGTATCGGACGTAACCTAGAAGACCGTGGCATTACTAAAGAAGAACTTGATTGGATGGACATTCCTAATATGGCTATTGTTCACACAATGGGTATTACTGAAGCTGATGCTATGTATCTAGCAGAGAATGACGTGCAGATAGTCGAAGAAGAACTTGTTCGTGCGCACCCTTGCGTTAACAAGCTAGACGCTGTACGTCAACTTGTAGTTATGGATATGGCATTTAATATGGGTGTGCCACGTCTATGTAAGTTTAAAAACATGTGGAATGCTATCCACGAAGAAAATTATATTGCTGCAGCAAAAGAAATGCTTGACAGCAGGTGGGCAATTCAGGTAAAATCAAGAAGTACAAAATTAGCAAACGCAATGCATAATGGGGAGTTTTAATTTGGCTAAGAATTTTAAACCTTGTAAGGGTTGTCCTACACCAGCTAACTGCAAGGCAGTAAAGCGTTGTCAGAATAAAGGCAATTAACTATGGCTAGACAGCTAACAGAAAAACAACAGATACTACTCAACGTCCTCTTTGAAGAAGCGGGTGGTGACTTAGTGCAAGCAAAGAAACTGGCGGGATATGCTGACACTTCTAGTACTGCAGAAATTGTTAAAGGTCTTAAAGAAGAAATACTTGAGGCGACTCAAATGTACATGGCACGTAATGCACCGAAAGCTGCGATGGCTATGGTAGGTGGTCTACATGACCCAACTGAACTAGGCATACGTGATAAGATGGCAGCAGCCAAAGAACTGCTTGACCGCACAGGATTGGTTAAGACTGAGAAGATGCAAGTAGAAGCATCCGGCGGTGTAATGCTTATGCCGCCTAAAGCAATTGTAGAGGATGATGACTAATGACACGTGAAGAATTATATAAAGAAGCAATGGAAGCGTTTAAAAATCCCGATACACGACTATCTAAAAATTTAAAAATGCATAGAGAAAGATACCTGCTTCGTAATAAAGATAAACTTACGGAAAAAAACAATAAAGATTTAGATAAACTTAAAGTGCAACCGAAGTTAGAAGGAAACTACCCAGAACTTTCTGAAAAACAGCTAGACAAATTAAAAGTTAAACCTAAATTAGAGGGAAGCTATCCCTCACTCTCTGAAAAAGAGTTAGATAAATTTAAACAGTACAGTAAAGGTGGAGCAGCTAACTCGCGTATAAAAACAGCAGACTATCGCAAGGGCGGTATGGTTTTATCCACTGTAGACAACCGTAGAAACAAAGGATGATGACTAATGACAGATGTTGTTGAAAAAGCTATTTCAGCTAGAAAAAAAGAGTATAAAGAAAAACAAGGAGAAACTGTAACTAAAGAAGATTATAATTCTTATAAAGAAAAGTTTTCTTCTGAAAGTATGTCAAAACCTCTATCTTTTAATGACTACAAAGATATTGCTAGTTTTTATGGTAAAAGATTAGCTAACGGTGCAGACTTATCAATTATTGCAAAAGCTGGAATTGACGCAGATAAATATCGTAAACAAAAAACAGCAAGTGGAAAACAAGATTTTCGTAAAGGTGGTATGGTTCTATCTACAGTAGACAACCGCAAAAACAAATGACACGAAGCATAGGCAAGTGGAAACTTCCCCAGCCAACAGACATTAAAGAAGAAAACAAATGGGTACAGATACCTCGCATTGCTAGGACTGTACCTTTCGGCTATAAACAAAACGATGAAGACCCCGACATTCTTGACCCTATACCAACAGAGTTAGACCTATTAGAAAAAGCACGTAGCCACGTAAATCAGTATAGTTACCGTGAGGTAGCGAATTGGCTGAGTACAAATACTGGTAGATATATTTCACACGTGGGATTAAGGAAGCGGTTACAGAATGAGCGAAGACGTAAGAACCAAGCTAAAAGCCTCCTCAAGTGGGCAGAGTATGCGGAAACGGCAATCGCCAAAGCGAAAGCCCTTGAAGAAGCAAGAACAGGCTCCAAAGCCAACGGTTGAAATTAAGACTGTTGAGTTTGATACTACGGAGATTGAGCAACATCAAAATGTGTTGTTTAAACCAAATGCGGGACCACAGACAGACTTCCTAGCTGCGGCAGAACGAGAAGTACTATTTGGTGGTTCAGCAGGTGGTGGCAAGTCTTACGCTATGCTATCAGACCCGCTACGATATATGGGGCATCCTTCTTTTAGTGGATTGCTATTGCGACATACAACGGAAGAACTTCGAGAACTTGTATTTAAGTCGCAGGAGTTGTACCCAAAAATCTGGCCCGGTATTAAATGGTCAGAACGTAAAATGCAGTGGGTCGCACCATCTGGCGCAAGGTTGTGGATGTCATATCTGGATAGAGATGATGATGTCTTGCGTTATCAGGGTCTAGCGTTTAGCTGGATAGGGTTTGACGAACTAACCCAATGGGCCACACCATACGCATGGAACTACATGCGGTCTCGTCTACGGTCCACTGCACCTGACTTGCCCATCTATATGAGGGCTACAACTAACCCCGGTGGCAGAGGTCATCACTGGGTAAAGAAAATGTTTATTGACCCGTCACCGTACAACAGGTCATTCGATGCAACAGACACAGAAACAGGAGAGGTACTTCGCTACCCCGCAGGACATTCAAAGGCTGGAAAACCACTATTTAAAAGACGTTTTATACCAGCAAGACTTTCTGATAACCCATACCTTGCGGAATCAGGCGATTACGAAGCAATGCTACTCTCCATGCCAGAGCAGCAAAGAAGACAACTACTTGACGGTGACTGGGATATTAAAGAAGGCGCAGCCTTTACTGAGTTTGACCGTAATATTCATGTTGTTGAGTCTTTCGATATACCTAGTAACTGGGTTAAGTTTAGGGCTTGCGATTACGGTTACGGCAGTAAGTCTGGTGTTATTTGGTTTGCTGTTGCGCCTAATGAACAACTTGTTGTGTATAGAGAGTTGTACGTTTCTAAAGTACTTGCCACAGATTTGGCAGATATGATATTAGACTTAGAGGCTGGCGATGGTACTATTAAGTATGGTGTGCTTGACTCTTCTTTGTGGCACAAGCGTGGAGATACTGGCCCTAGCCTTGCAGAACAAATGATTGGCAGGGGATGTCGTTGGAGACCGTCAGACAGAAGTAAAGGCAGTCGTGTAGCAGGTAAGAATGAAATACACAGACGCTTACAGGTAGATGAATTTACAGAGGAACCTAGACTTGTATTCTTTAATAGCTGCACAAATGTCATATCACAGTTACCATCCATCCCTTTGGACAAGAAAAATCCAGAAGACATTGATACACATAGTGAAGACCACTTGTATGATGCATTAAGATATGGTATAATGTCCAGACCAAGATTTAGTATTTTTGACTATGACCCTATGGGTAGACCAAGCACAGGTATGCGAGTAGCAGACAGCACCTTCGGCTATTAAGGAAAAAACTATGAATGAAGATGAAATTATGATTGAAGACGATGCGATTGCGTTGGAAGATACGGATGAATCTGTAATCTTTGATGCGGATGTATCTTCAATTATCCCATTTATTAACGAGAAGTATCAACGAGCAGAAGACTACCGTGAGCAAGACGAAGACCGCTGGCTACGTTCCTATCGTAACTACCGTGGTTTGTATGGGCCTGACGTGCAGTTTACTGAAGCAGAAAAGTCTCGCGTCTTCATTAAAGTAACAAAGACAAAGACACTGGCAGCATACGGTCAGGTAGTTGATGTATTGTTTGCTAATCAAAAGTTTCCTTTAACTGTAGACCCAACAGAGTTGCCTGAAGGTGTAGTGGACTCTGTTAGCTTTGACCCAAAAGAACCAGAGCAACTACGTGGTGAGACTTCTTTGTCTAGCCCATACGGTTTTGCTGGTGACGGTAATGACTTGGCTCCCGGTGCTACTGCAGTATCACTGCAAGAAAAGTTAGGTTCTCTTACGGATAAACTAGAGCCTGTATCTGAAAAACTTAAAGAAGGTCCGGGTAAAACGCCTACTGCAATTACGTTTAGCCCTGCAATGATTGCAGCTAAGAAAATGCAGAAGAAAATTCACGACCAATTAGAAGAGTCTGGTGCAAGTAAACATCTTCGTAATTCAACATTTGAAATGGCATTGTTTGGTACTGGTGTAATCAAAGGCCCATTTGCTATTGATAAAGAGTATCCTAATTGGGATGATGAAGGTAACTACAACCCACTCTTTAAAACTGTGCCACAAATTCAGCACGTGTCTGTATGGAATTTTTATCCAGACCCAGACGCTAATAACATGGACGATGCACAGTTTGTGATTGAACGACATAAGATGTCACGTTCTCAATTGCGTAATCTAAAGAAACGTCCTTACTTCCGTGGTCAAGTTATTGACGAAGTTATTCAGATTGGTGAAAACTATACTAAGAAATACTGGGAAGATGACTTGTCTGACTATGCACCTGAAAGTGCTATTGACCGCTTTGAGGTTCTTGAGTATTGGGGCATGGTTGATGTTGATATGCTTGAAGACCAAGACATTACTATTCCAGATGAACTAAAAGACTTTGATGAACTACAAGCGAATGTGTGGATTTGTAACAACAAACTTATCCGTATGGTTCTTAATCCATTTAAGCCAGCTAAGATTCCATATCATGCTGCACCGTATGAATTAAACCCTTACTCATTCTTTGGTGTAGGTATTGCAGAAAATATGGATGATACACAGACGCTAATGAATGGTTTTATGCGTATGGCTGTAGATAACGCCGTGCTATCAGGCAACTTGATTATGGAACTAGATGAAACTAATCTAGTGCCGGGCCAAGACTTGTCACTGTATCCGGGTAAAGTATTCCGGCGGCAGGGTGGCGCACCGGGTCAGGCTATCTTCGGTACAAAGTTCCCTAACGTATCTTCTGAAAACATGATGTTGTTTGATAAAGCACGTCAGCTTTCAGATGAGTCTACTGGTTTGCCATCCTTCTCTTATGGGCAGACAGGCGTATCAGGTGTAGGTCGTACTGCATCAGGTATCTCTATGCTTATGGGTGCAGCCTCTGGCAGTATTAAGACTGTAGTAAAGAACGTAGACGACTATCTACTACGTCCTATTGGCGAAGGTTTCTTCCGTTTCAATATGCAGTTTGACTTTGACCCAGAGATTAAAGGCGACCTAGAAGTTAAGGCACGTGGCACAGAAAGTCTTATGGCTAACGAAGTACGTAGCCAGCGTCTGATGCAATTCCTTCAGACAGCAAGTAATCCTGCACTTGCACCTTTTGCTAAGTTCCAGTATATCATTCGTGAGATTGCTACATCACTGGACTTAGACCCCGACAAAGTAACCAACAACATGGACGAAGCTGCTCTACAAGCAGAGATTATGAAAGGCTTCCAAGCACCAGCCCCTGTACCGGGGCAAGAAGGCGCACCAGCGGGTGTTAACCCAATGGACCCTACAGGTGCAGGTGGAGGCACAATAGGCGTAGGACAGGCTCCTATGCCGGGTGAACAGGGATTTAGTGCAAATGGACAAGAAGCAAATACTCAGCAACCTCAAGCCGCTGGTGGGCAACAACCGCCAATGGGAGGCATTC